CCTATTTCTGCATAATGGCAGCCCGGTATTACTGGATTCAAGGTCTTGTTTTTCTTGTCTCTTTCTTTAATTAGCCCCATTAATGCGGATTTAACATCTAATGGGTTTATCGTATGAATACAGGGTGAATTACACTGCTGTCTTTCGCCCCAACAGTGAGTCATGCTTTTGCATACCTTCAACATGTCTGGCTTCAGATTCACAAGTTTTCCGACATTTGTCCGTGGTTTCACAACGCGCGGAGGCGCAGGCCCATATAATACCACCACATCTGTTCCAACTGCCCCGGCCAAGTGCGAAAGAAAGCTATCAACCACAACCGCTGCCTTTGCATGTTTCATCACCCATGCTGATTCCTGCCATGTGAGCTTCCCGCACAAGTCCATGTCTGATTTGCACCTCAAATCGCTTACCCCTCCAATTTGGACCAAGGGTAGTTCGATGTTTTTCAATGCTATATCCATGTGCGGGTAAGAGCGATATTTTTGACTGCCCCCTGTAGTATGGACAATGATATATTCATCTGGCAAATCAACATCTGGCTTCACGGGAGCAATAAAAATCTCATCTGGTTCAACGCCCGTGAAATACGGATACATACTGTATAGTGTCACGTCCAAATTGTTAAAACCACCCATCAAAATATGTTCGCCGTGAGGGTTGTAAACGACTTCATATGCCTTTAAGTGTCGTTCATCCCATTCAATGATTTCATCAATGTATGGGTTATCAAAAACAATCCCTGCAAATACTTTTTGAGTCATATAAACAAGTGGCATATCAGGGTGTCGATCCTTGATCCCCTTAAAACATTGGGTTGTCATGAGCACATCGCCGGCGGATGAATGTTGAGCAAACAGCACCGCAGGGATCTTTTTAGCCGGTTTCGCTTTCTTCCCTGCATCCAAAAGCAGATCATTGATATTATCGGTGCCATCAAACCACTCTTTTGCTTTTTGCAGCCCATTGATGCTCATTGCTTCTCGCAAAGTTTGGTTTTCGGCGATTTCCACAATCGCTTCTGCGACATTAATTACATCACACGATCTTGATTCAACTGTAATAGCTCCTGTTTCACCTGACATCGGAACAAAAGAAAGATTGTTACACGGTACAATTTCACACGCACCTGCAATAATTTCCGTTTGTGCCGTAGTATCGGATGCAATAACCGGGACCCCACAAGCCATGGCCTCAAGGACCGTCCATGAAAGACCTTCTTGCATACTGCAATTTATTACGCAATCCAAGGCATTGTAAATTATCGGCATCTTGTTTCTTGCGTAAGATACGCCTTGTTGTTTTGAAATAAGATCCCCTGGTTGAGCGCCACAATCCTGGGCAATTTGCTTCAGATTATAAAGATGTTCCATTTCAGTGTGCAAATACAATGCAATGTTTGGTGTTTTTCTCTTGGCTTCCAAGAATGCTTTAACAAGAATCTCTGGAGATTTTCGGATTTGGTTTTTACCAATAAACCCAAAAATAACTTTGTCGTCTGAAACGTTCGGGAAAACTTCTTTTCGTGCTGCCATCTTATCTTTTGCCGGGACGAACATTTCCCACCCGTTCAACTCAGGCCGGAAATACCGAATGTGCTGAACGTATGGCTTTAGGGCATCATACCCGTATTTAGAATAAACACATGGGAAATCAAGAGCATTCAGGTATTTCATCCACGACATTTGGGGTTTCCACAAGTCGTATGGGAATATCGATATCCATTTAAACTTTTTTGCATCTCGAAGCTGCCTTATTGCGTCCCAAATAGGGAGATACCGCCAAAAATCAACCCCCACCATGCAAAGATAGTCCAGGTTCGATCTTTGGATTAAAGACAGAAGCCTTCTATTCCCCCAATGGTCCTCGGGCATGGAAGCATTAACAACTGTGTATGGAAGTGGGTCGAAAATAATGTCAGATGGGTCAATGTTGTCCGCAACGACACATGCAGGGACGTATTTGTCCATATCAAGCTGTTTGAGTATCGCAGCAAGCATATTAGAGTTTCCAGTTGTTCCAAGGTGGTTTTCACCAACAAAAAGCACTCGTTTTTTCATTTGACAACACTGTTGACTTTGAGGTTGGTGGGACATTGACTGTTCTGGGTACATCTTTTTCCTCCTGGAAGATTGTTCTATCTGCGGTCTTCAGATACAGACAAAACGTCTATATTTGGATACCGCCTTGTTTCAATTGTTGATACCATATAATATTCACCTGAAACTGGTTGCCATCGGTCCATTACCTGAGCGCCTACCGAGTGAGGAATTAAAACATCATCTTGTTTCAACCCGATCAAGGCAACTTCATTGTCTGTTTCTAAATCATTTCCGTAAAGTGCTGCAACCTGCATGGCTTTGCAACCAGACTTGATGGTTTCCCACTCAATTTCCTTGTGATATTGATCAGACAAATTATCCCACGTTTCGCCGCTTGGCCTCATCAGCTCGCCGCTTAGGACGTTGCATTTGTAAAAAATGGTATCATAATGAGCAACTGCATTCTCAAATAATTCTGGTAGCATGTTTGTTGCAAGATATAATTCGTCAATCACATCAAACCGAACAATGTCCCCAGTTATTATTTGTGTGTCATATGGAGTCATGCTCTTTCTGAAACTCTCTATCGTCAGCGGTTTTGTAGTCTGGGATGATGCTTCAAGCAACCCATATTCACCGGAGATATCACCATCATCCCGCAAGATGGTGTATGCTATCCCGACTTCTTCCAGGGCCTCTTTTATGTCTATCCCGACACTCATTGATTTCTCTTAAAATCGTTTAGCTGTTTTCGTTCGGATGAATCATAACCTGGTTATTCTCGTCATACGTTGTGTCTCTGCCAGTGAGCGGCTCTGAGCTAAACCCTGCGTCAATCTTTGTTCCAGCAATCTCATATGCTGAGACACCAGCAAATTCAAACGCAAAATCTTCTTGAGCTTTAGCGAAGCTCTTGTCCATATCCGCGACTAGAGACCTGTAATGCTCGAACTTATGCTGAAGATATATGGCCTTGAACCTGAATTTCGCCGCTGATTCAGAAAGTAGATAGAAAAATAGGTGACGCTTTGATCGAGACAGCAACCATTTAATCTGGAAATCTGCTGTCTGCGGCAATGCCCATCCAGTGTCCCTTTCAGCAGCATCGACTGCATTGCTATAGTCATCAGAGGAAAGACTTGCAGAAAGCCCTTTAACCTCGGCTTGAATCTGGGTTATCAGTTCGTCCCGTGTCATTCAGTCGCACCTTCTTGGACTCACGTTTGATTTTTTCCAACATCTTGTCGTTTGGTTTGTTCTTTCCTGTTCGCCACCTTAAAACTGTTTGGTACGATACGTCTAATAATTCAGCTACTGCTTTTACAGATGTGTGTTTTTCGATCAACCCCTCCAGCTCCGGAAAGGCGAATTCGGATATTTTCTCTTGTGGATAAACATCAACTGACGGTAATTTTCCACACACGCCACTTATTTCTTCCACTGTCTCTTTGGTCTCAGTTTCAGTTTCGGTCGCAACAATTGGTTTCTCGGATGCAACCACTCGTACAGCTTTTGAGCCGTACTTGACTTCTTTTAAGATATCGCTTGGAATAGGGGAATCAGCGTCGTCAAACACTGTCCCCTTTTTCCAAACAGTCGATCCTTTTAACGTCTTTATAATTTCGACTTTCATCGATTGTCCCTCCGGTTAAACGGGTTCAATTTCAACAACAACCGCAACTGCGCTCATTTCAGTTGTAGGGGATGCAGTTCGCGTCAACGTCAAGTCATACGTGAAGACATCCCCAAGAGACACGTCATTATTATCCGGGTCCAAAACTCGTTGTGTTATCCCGGTATCACCTGTGGCCTTCGTTGTTTTACTCGCGCTCGCTTCACCGCTTACATGGGCAATCGCAGGCTGTGTAGTCAGACATGAGGTCCCATTGATCTTGACATCGACAGCAAGGGACAGCGTATTGCTGTCGTCCTTACCGCTCGCACCAACGGAAAGCCAAACATCAGACACTTTGCCGCCAACATTCGCAGCACCAAGCATCCGCCCCGGGGCACTTGCAGATATCTCTCCGGAAAACGTTGCCATCATCGGTGATGGGTCGTTCGCCGCGATTAACTGCTTAAATGCAGGGCTGGGGTATGGTCCTAATCCTTGCTTCATTCAGATCACCCCCTTTTTAGGTTACGGTTAGCTGATAAATGGCGTCTTCGTGATAAAGAACCGGAAGCCCTTTGTCTTCCACACGCAAGAATATCCCATCTGGGTCTTTCTTTTCCCATCGATCAATCTGCTGACCCCATTTTCTTGCCAGCTCGTGCGGTGACTTCATAAACTCTGCAATGGGTTCACCGTCAACATTGTTCGCCCACATGGTGAATTTATCCGTTGGGATGAACTTCTTTGTCATATAAACGTAATCTTCAACCGCCTTGTAAGATGACGAAAGTGTACCTGTTGCCGTAAGTGTCCCAGCGTTCGTGTTTACTGCCGAAATGGTTAAGGTTTCAGTTGTTTTTGCTGATGTATCCAGAACAGTCAATGTCCCACCAACCTCAAAGTCAACAGTGTTGTCAACAGATACGGTATGCGGACCTGCGCCAGCCGACAATGCAGACGTCAGCCATGCTCGAATCTGGTACGCTTCATCATACAGATGCATATTTGCGATCCCAATCAGGTTCCCAATTACGTTTGTCGGGTTTGCGAATAAATCACCCTGCCCGTAATTCGATTTGGACAGAAGGGTCTGTATAGTATCGTCAAAGATCATCAACTTGAGAACTTCAGTTGTGAAAATTGCATCTGTCAAGTTCCCTGAGTTGGCATTGCTTACAAGCAATTTTGCATCGAAGATATTCTCAACAATATTCCGCTTGGTTCCTGCGTCCCACTTGTAGTCAGTTTCGATGGTTACCTTATTGTCATCCGGGATGCCATAGTCCAGGGCAATATGAACACCGTTCTTATCCTTGTACGTGAACCCGTCATTGCACAACATCTGCGCCAACATCCACTCTTCGCGCCGGTAGCTTCTATTGCTGAGATTCCGGACTTGGTTCGAGAGTGTCCTGGCCGCTTTTTGGTATCTGCGATCAGTACCAGGCTGTCGAAGGTTGTTCAAAAAGGATGATCCGAAAAAGGTCCGCTCCTTCCAGAATGCCGCGTGTGCCGAGTTCTCACCAACCCCAGGCACCGCAGCCGCCGGGCTTTCCGCATCTTCTGCGGCAAACGGAGTTAATCCCCTGCTACCGATTTGAGATTCCCATTCGATGATGTCAGACTCGTAATTTACAGACTTAAACATGCTCTTGAGAATCAAATTGGGTGGCACCATGTACTTCGTAACCAACTTATTCAACACAGTTAACCTAAGTGCTGGAATGTCATTTATTCCTATAGGCATATCGTTTCACCTCCTTCCAATATTAAAAGATGTAATACGGTGAGCTATCAGACCCACCAAGGTCAGTTACAACGTCCGCATTCCAGTTATACAGACTTGCTGAATACAGCATGGCGTTACTGATCACAATAACCCCCTGCCCACCCTGCGCATTTTCACCTACACCAGTATCAACAGCCTCTATCAAGATTCCAGTGGCTGCAACATACGGGCTTGCAGTGGCACTCTGGATGGTAATGACTGCGCCTTTTGCTACGGTTTCAGAATCAAATGCGTTCGTTACCGTAATTTTGGCAATGTGGGTGTACGTGGTTCTGTCAATGGCTGTAATAGCGCCAAGGTCTGTGTTAGAAAGATCGCTATCACCAGCTACCAAGTGGTCACCGACAGCGAACTTGTAGCTGTCTTCCATGGTGACATAACCATCCGTACCCGTAGATGGATCGTCAGTAAGGAAAGCAGCACCAAACAAATTATCAATGCCCGCTGCTACGTTACCTGCAGCATCAAGCCCGGTATAAGGCACATACTGACCCACCCTGCTCGTGCTTTCCGTAATGATCCCCATAACCGCTCCGGCTTTTACGATTCCGTAACCGGCTGGAATGGTAATTGCCCTTGTAAATGCTTTATCAGGGTCAGAGTAGAAAAGCCTTTTCAAATCGTCCTGCCCACCCCTTAAAACATATGGTGTTTGTCCTGACGGCATATTACTTCACCTCCTCTCTCGTTCCACCTAAAGCCATAAATAGGCTTTCAGCCAATGCCTCATCGGCAGCTTCTTCTTTTTTCATCTTTACGGTTTCGTCATCTTCAACATCTTTTGAAGAAAACCCGGTGCCCATTACCATCGAAGTGGCCCCACGGGTTTCCCAATCTTCCACTTCAGCTTTTACAGCTTCAGCAAATTCATTTTTGTTCAATAAACCATCTTCGACAAACTTTTCATGAGATACTTGGACCTTTACCTTGTCGTGCAATCTCTCCGGGATGTCACTACTGGTAAGCACCATGGACCAAACCGTATCAGCTTCCGCCTTTACATCCCTCATCTGTCGGATAGCCTCAGACTTTTCCAGCTTCAGAATGGATTCTTTAAGTGATCCGTTTTCCGCAGCCATCGCAGCCTTCTCATCGTCAAACTCCGCAGTGAGTGTCTGCTTAACAGCACCCTCAATCTCTGCAACGAGGCTGGGATATTTTTCTTTCAGCTCTTGTGCGTTCATGATTTTCACCTCCTTTTCTTCCAATTTTATTTTGATGTTCCCATTTGCCATTTTAAAGTCCTCCGCGTCTTCTGTGTTGGCGTTTAAGTCAGCCAATATCCTTGAAGGGACATCGCTGAAGGCAAGCACATCATCAGCAAGGCCATTTGCAACAGCCTTATCGCCCATGAACAAAGCGGCTTGCGTAGCTTTAACCTGCGCTTCAGGGATTCCCCTGTTACGTGCAACAGTTTTGACAAATAAATCATAGTGGTCTGAGACTTCTTCCTCTAACATAGATTTAGCTTCAGGTGATAACGGCTTATGTGGGTTGTAATCTGCCTTTCTATCGCCTTTGAAAACAGTAGTATATTTTATCCCCTCTTTTTCGTTTGCGACACTCTGATCGCGATGTACCGCAATTACACCAATGGATCCAACATGGCCTGTGCGAGATAGCAGTATTGTATCCGCAGCAGAAGCAATTGCGTAGGCGGCAGAAAATGCACTTTCATTTGCAACAGCATAGATGGGTTTTTCGCCACGAGCTTCGTAAATTTCATCAACAAGATCCATTACGCCAGATGCTTCACCACCAGGGCTATCAATATCGAACAAAATCGCGTCTGAATCAGATTCCATTGCAGCATGAAAATCGTTGCGAATAGAGTCATAAGTTGTTAGCCCACTCATTGCATCCAACCCGTGAGTTCTATTTACAAGAGACCCATGAACTGGAATTGTATAAATCCGCGTTGTATTTTTTGACACCTTCCGGTCAGATTTGGCCATCATGTCAACCACTTCTGATGAGTCAACGTGGTTGATCCCAATCTTTGACCCAATAACACCTATAATGACTTCCAACTTATCAGGCAAGACCATTAACGGGGTATTAACGACTTTGTTTGCCAAACGACTTAATGGTATCTTACTCACCTCTATTCTCCTTCTTTCCTTTGCCTTCTTTTTCTTGATTTTCAGGTGGCGTCCCGCCTCTGCCTTTATTATCCCTTACGTTATTGCCCGATCCATCTTTCTTGGGAATGCCTGGTTCCGCCTGTATCCTTTCCTGCATGCTTTCAGCGTCCATGGCCAGAGGTAACTCGGGGTAAAGTTTCTTCTCAGTCTCGTATTGCAGTCGTAATTTCCTTAAATTCCCGAATCCCATCTTTCTCGCAAGCTCGCTTAACGGAAGGCCAGCGGTGTCATGCAGGGATGCGTGTTTACTCCCAAAAAATGCACGCGCCCTTGATTCAACGTCGTCCACCTCGCTAGTCGGGAATGTGATTTCAACCAACATCTCAGGTTTAACATCCACTTTTTTGAAAACAGGCTCCCGGTTTTTAAACGATACGGCTTTTTCGACTTTAAATGTCTCAGGGAAATCACTCACCACACTTTTCAAAAAAAACAACCCACTCCAAAAGTCATGTCTAAGGAACTTTTCAAAATAAGCAAGCTCGTCACTTGTTCTATCACTCATAGGTCCACGAGATGCTTTAACAGATGCGAACGTGCCCTTAGACTGGCCTGTTGCCACGTCTTCCGGTTCGTTTAGCCCACTGGTCACCTGTTGAAGGATGTCGGTGTCGGAATCGGATATGTTCGGGAGATTCGGGTTAAGGACCTTGGCTTCCATATTCGGGCCAAGCACCAAAGACCCCCCAGGGGTTTTTGGTGATGCTATCCCGGTTTTTGCTCTGTCAGAGTCAGACATCCTCAACCACTCTATCCAAGATCGGATATCGGTGAACTGGAATGCCCACACATACGCCCCAGCAGACTTCTTATGGTCTATTTCGTATTTCTTCAGGTTCTCCCAATGGTTCAACCACTCTAAAATAGTCCGCACATGCCCGATATTCCGTTTGGTGATGTATGATTTGTCCCACTCAACTACGAACCGCTTAAATCCGCCTATCTTCTTGAACTTCGGCTTGCTACTACGGCTATTTTTTAGAGCACTTTCGTCATATCCCGGCTGTTTCTTAGCAACAGCCATCAACTCAGGGTATCTGGCAATAAAAATAGACGGGATCTGTTCATCAATATCCTTGCTTTCATCCTTAATGCAATAAATTAACGGCATGGTCGTTTTGTTCGGATGAAAAATGATCCCACTATCTACATGGGAGGATTGTACACAAGCGGGGTCAATAAAATCGACTTCTATAAAGCCATCATCGTGAACAGTGAAGCACAGACGTAATTCCCCCTCAATTATAGATCGCACAACATACTTAGACCAAAAGTTATATAGGCGATTTCGTGGGTCAAACTCTGTTTCTTCAATAACTTCTTGGATTTCTCGAACATCTGAAGTCATCTCAAAACCATAGCCGGCCATACGGCCACCAAGGCCACGGATCGCAGTGTTGACTTGAGGGGTTCTTTGGAATTTCAACCAGCTTTGTTCTTGAAGGATTTCCCTGGTATCAGTTGAGTCGTCTTTATCTGAAGATGCAGAGGGTGAATATCCATCGGCGTCTGTTCCACGGTAGCCGTTTGTCCCAATATCGTACTGCCATGGGGCGCTCATAGATAAAGCCGGGAACTCCCGTGCCATAACCTCCAAGTGCTCATCCGGGATATCTTCAAGCGTTAATTTTTTTTCTACATCTGCCATGTATGCCCTAAATAAAAAAAGCCTGAACAAGAAACAGAGGGGAGGCTGTTTCTCATCCAGGCTTTTGGAAAGCTCACTTAGTGGAAAGTTTTATGCGGCGCTTGAAGCGCTCAAACTACCTAATACTTGTTTTTGTACCCGCAATTTTTACATTTTATTTCCATCCCATGAGGTTTATTTTTAAAAGTCGTGACAGCAAAGAACAACAGACTATTACACCTAACGCACCGGATTTCTTGCGGTTTCTTGGCTGATTTTGAGTCAATGTAATCATCGTGGGGTTGTATTCTCGCAACCATTTTTCTCTTTAACGTGTGTTAATCAACAAGCGTTAGCCTTTGCTTAACATATGTTAGAATTCGATGTCAAGTGTTTTCTTTCGATAACCTTGTTTTTTTTCTAGATGTGTATTCAGCCCAACATAAGGCTCTTCAATTTGAGATTAAACTACTCATAATCCCCCATCAGCCCCGTATCGCTATAAAAAAACCCGAAGCTCTTCATCCCCTTCCGCTCCCTGAATGCCTCAACCCCCAAGCTCAACCCACCATACACCGCGCTCCCCAATGCGAACATGCAGTCATCTTGCCGACCATACTTGTCCCGTTTCTCAGGGCTTCCAAACTTCCCCTGAGTGGCAGCTGGATTATGGTCAAATACCTCGATTTCTTCTTTCAAAATATCATCGTCTTTATTTCCACGGACCCATACCGGTGGGGTTTTAAACCGCCCGTGCTTATATGCCAAAAACAGCTCTGTGAACATTGTTCTCTGTCGGGAATACGTCGGATAATAGATATGATTTGAAATGTTATTATCGCTGCACCATGTTACCAGGTCAACCGCCCCCCACCGCTCAGTCCCAAACGAATCAATCCCATCGAATTCGTTTTTAACCGCAATCAACGTATCTTGCACCACTTCGATTGAATGGTCTTCAATATTTGCCAGATGCAATAAAACATAAATATACCTGGGGGCCTCAGATTCGTCTACAGGGAACGGGTTCGTCCGACTGCCCATCAAGCCTTTGGCCAATGCGACAACGATGGTCCTTGCCGGTGTTCTGAGCTTCATGGGGTCTGCCCGGTCCATTCCCGTCAATATCGCCCAATCCGTATCGTATATCTCGCTCAATTTGTTTAAATCGTCAATCGTAGCCATAGCAGGTTTACCAGACATCTTGTCTCGCAGTTCGTAGATGTCTGATACCGGCCACAATCTCTTTTCCATATCATCATACAGGTGTTCATGTTGGCTGAGAAGCTGGCTAGTGATTTTAGGGTTCTTTACCTCGTCCAATTCAGGATCAGCGTCGCGCCGGATTATCTTCTGTTCCTGTCTCATCAGCCGGTGTTTATTATTGATGATTTCCATCAAGGAATGGTGGACGTTCACCTGTTTGTCGACACCAATGTAATTTGACGCTTCGATAATTTCGTCGGTGAAGACTCTTTCGGCTCCAGCGGACCATAGGTTTTTAAAATATCGCTCGAATTCGCCAAATGGGAACTTTTCCCTATAGGAGTCAAGCTGTTGTTGGGTCATATTAGGATTAAAGAAATCTTTTGATTCACCTTTTGTGCTATATCTGTAAGAAAAAAACAAAGTTGGGTCTTTTTTCTTTTTATGTGTTTCATATAGACGATATAAGACGTGACTTTTTTCAGACACTGTTGAATCAATTAAACCGATGGCGTTTGGGATATTTCGCGTAGAACCATCAATTTGTACGAAGAACTTAGGGTTCTTCATATCGAACATCTCTGAGAAACTATAGGCAGAGATGTTGGACATAATCCCGCTGAAAGACGATATGGCACGAATAATTGATTGACGTTTATGAACTTTGTCAACAATGACGATTTCTTTTTCCTTTATGTTTTTTCGACCTATTTTTGAAAGTAGCCTAGGTGAATTTAAGATGATATCCCTTATTATATCATAGTGTACAAATCGCACCTGTGAGGCTGAATTTGCACCAAGAACTATTTGCTGCCGTGGCCAGTTAAAAAACTTCCACAACACAATTAAACAAACGAGCAAGCTTTTTCCATCACCTCTTTGCCAACAAAGAACAATCAATTTGTGGATAAAGCGATTGTCTTCCATGCGAAGGGCATCTTTTAAAATTTCTTGCTGCATTTCCCACATGCTTTTGTACGACCTACCGGTGTCCGGGTGGGGGGTGTCAGGTAAGTTCCCCATCAACGCCCATTTTGGAATACCCTCGCCTACAGGGTGAATGGATACTCGCACATTCTCATTGCACCATGCGATCATGCCTTCACCACCGTTTCGGTATTTATCTGTGTTGTATGATGCGCTATTCTTCATTTAATCATCCAATAAATCATGATATTATTCCTCGCTTATATCGGAATAAAAATTTGGGTCACCTTTTTCCATTAACTCTTCAACATCAACACCAGTCCCTAAATCCATTGGGGCGCCCGCTTTGCCAAACTTCCGTTCCCACTTGCCGTTAATATCCAAATCCTTTATCTCTTTTGCTATATCCCGGATAATTTTACGGATTTCATCAAACACAGGGTGTATCTTGATGCTTCCACGCTTATTCACGTGTGAAACGTGTTGAACGGCATAGGCTTCCTTCTTCATCTTAATCAACTGGTGGTACAACGGTATCAAATGAAAACCAACCCTTTGTTGCTCAACATCATTCAATTGATCACCTATACCTTTGTTTGGGTCAGGGTTTATCAAGTTCACAAAAATATTCTTCATGTACATCTGCTCAAGTGTACACCGACCTTTCTTTGAATATGGACAATCATCCATGATAGGACATGCATCGTTACAAGGCGCAGCGGGGTCCCATCTTAAAACTGACCGACCGTTAACCTTGCCAATTGATGGAAACAGTTGGCTTGTTCTATCTTGTTTAACTGGCATTTTAATCACCTATCCAATCTAAAGTAAGTAAATCATATACCGCTTTTTTACCATGGCAACCGTGCGAGACCACTTTCACGAATCCATATTCAATAAGTTTCTTTAACGCCCCATAATACTTTCTATGACTAAAATGCTTCACATCGCTAGGGCCAAACGAAACTGTCAACTCGTCTGTATTGCGGTATCCGTTGTCGGCATCAAAGCAAGACATTCGCATCTCAAGGTACAGCTTCACCGCAGATCCAGGAAGCGACTTGAAAGATTCAGACTTCATCATAAAATGCGGCATTAAAACCGAAGGAGTTGTATGTATCCACTTAGTGCTTTTTTTCTTCCCCACTTTGCCGCCTTAATAAACCCGGGCCAGGGATGATAGGCAGCACTCATACCCGCTTGCGTCCGTCGAACCCGGGGTAATTTGTTAGACTCTTCTAACCTGTGTGTCATTTTGATACACAGGTATGTGTCGTTTTGATACACAGATTTTCAATCTAACTCAATTTAGCATGCCATCTGTGTGTCGTTTTGATACACAGATCGGGTGGACATTTACTATCTATACAGAAAACCTTCGTGGTCCCAACAAATTTCCATTGAACAGAAAAAATCATCACATTAGACCCTCGCACAATGGACCTTATCCATTAGATACACCACCCACACGCACCGAAAGACACTTTCTCTGATACCTGCTCAGCAATTTCACGATACTCGATATACCCGGTCCAAGGAATAATATCCGCTTTCATGTCACCACAACCCTTTACCATTGGCTGGATACGCTTGTCAAGCAACATTTCCAAAAACAAACCAAATGGACACCAGATGCACACCATGGGTTCCGCATATATAAAACCATTGGTGGCCATATCGCGGCACAGTTGGCAGCGTGTTTTGAGCTATGGAAA